ACGTGGCCCATGCAGCGCTCGATGTTGTCGATGAACCAGCGCTTGCCATAGACCGGCACAATCGGGATGCAGGTGCCGGCAATGTAGCCGCTGTCCTCAAGCACGCTGTTCCCGCTCATAATGTATTTGCGGACTTTGCGGCGCTTGACGCGCTTCTGGCGGATCTCAATCGCGCCGGTCGCCTCAAGCATACGCTCCAGGTTCTCGTCAGCCTCGAAATCACGCTCGCTGTAGCGCTCTTCCTCGCCATCGATTGTCTCGAACACGCGCACCAGTTCAGTCGCCTCTTCGACCCGATAGACCTCCGCGACATAGATCATGTCTGGCGTGGCCCAGTCAAATTCCCACTGGTGGATCTCTTTTGGCCAGGACGCAGGGTCATCGCCCCACTCGTCGATGTAGCTTTCGCGCGTCATGGCCGTCAGGACAAAGCACAGGCGCGCGTCGCTCTTATCCTGGCGCTTGGCGTTTAGGTCGTAAAATACGCTGGTGTCGGCGTCATAGATTGGCTCAATACGGATGCGCTGATGGTCGTTTTCGTCGTCGTATTCGTCCTCATAGACGGCGCGCAAGCGGAACGCGCCGAAACCACCGCCGACCGCCTCTTCGAAGGCGTTGTCGTATGCCTCGTCAGCACAACTGTCCTGCTCGTCCGCCCGGAACAAGTCATCGCAAGCATCCGCCAGCCGGTCGTACTCGTTGCCTTCTTTGCTGACAAAATCGACTGTGATCCGGTTGTTGCGATATTCGTTGATGATCCGCATGACCGCCAAGTGGATCTTGTTGACCTCAAATCGCGGTTTGTTGTTGAATTGCTCCGCCAAGTTGCCTTCCCACTGCGCACCGGCAATGGAATAAAAGCGGCGATCCTCCAGGCACTGGAGGCGCTCTTCGCGCATCGCGGACTGGATGCGGTCAAATTCAAGCAGAGCGTCTTCGTGGACGCTCGCGAGCCGCTCGGCTTTGGTCATGCGTGCCAATGGATCGCTCCAAATAGTGTTTCCATATAACAATAGCACTTTCCGCCATGCGGAACAACAGTCATATTTAACTCGCCATTGGCATCAGCGTGGCGACCGGCTTGGCCTTCGGCTTTGCCTGGGAGTTTGCCCGCCTCGCGCCTTCGCAGGCATAGCGAAGCGCATCGATAACGTGATTGTCCTTATCCTCTAGCAGCGGCAGCACCGATCCGGTGTTCGGATCGACCTTGTAGCTGTAGAGCGTCAGTTCATCGATGGTGTGCTTGCACCGCGGGTGCACGACAATGTCGAAACTCTTGAGCCACTCGACGCCTTCCTCGATGGACTTTGGCCCCTTGATAGCCGGCTGGATCTTGGGGAAGCCGTTCTTTCGCATGTGCGAGATGGTTTCTGGTCGAGCACTGTCCGCCACCATCGGCCAGCGTTCAGCCTCTGGGATCGACATGAACAGCGACGGCGTGTCCACAATCTCGCAGCCGATTTGATATGCCTCATAGTCGATGTATAGCTTGCGCCCGATAATATGACTGCGCACCGCCACCGTTGGGTCGCTGGCAAATCCCCAGTCTGCGCCAAGCCGGTGTATCGCGTCTGGAGGCGCGTCGAAATCTTCCACGGTCCAGTTCTTGAACACCCTCGTCTCGCTGTTGCGGACGTACTCGCCGCGCCAGACGTGCATGTATTTGTCCGGGTCGCGGCGCTTGTCGTACTCCATCTCGGCGTGCAGGACATCCGGGAACCATGGATTGTCGGCATAATTCACCGGCACCACGACGCTGTGATCTGGCGCATTCGGACCACGCAACAGCGCCTCGATTGGGTCGTCGTCGAAACGCGGGTTCCAGGTAAACCAAAGCTGGCTCTCCGGCTTGCGGATCGTCGGGCGCAAGATGTCGAGTGAAAACTGGCTTAGGCTCTGCGCTTCCTCGACCCAGGCGATATCGTAGCCTTCGAGTGACTTTATGCTGTCGGCGGTATGGTTCTGGAGACCCTGGAATATGATGATCCCGCCATGAACGCTGCGGATCTCGCTCTGCTTGACGTCAAAAAGATGGGCAACGCCCATCTCCTCGATCTTATTCTCCAGCAGTTTCTTAACCGACTGCGCCAAGGACTTCTGGACCTCGCGCACGCAGACCGCATCGACCTTGCCCATGGCTGAGCGCTCGATCAGCATCTCGGCGAAGAAATGGCTCTTGCCAGATCCTCGCCCGCCATATGCCGCCAGATAGCGCGGGCGCTCTGCCTCCAAGATCGGCAGAGACCAGCGCGGGGTTTTGATTTCGAGGTTCATGTACCGTCAGGGCTCTCTGTGCGTTCCGGCTTCTGGCTCGCAAGGAAGATACCGCCAGCGCCCGCCGCCGAGAACAAAAGTTCCGGGAATTTCTTGAAGGCGGCTATGCGCTCTTCATGGCTCCCATACGTCTCAATGTGGGTGATGCCAGCGTCTTCCAGTGTCTTCGTCACCAACGGACCTGCATCTTCAGGTATGATTGCGCCCCTGAACGCCGTCATAGGAACCTTTTTAGTAAACTTTCTTTCCAGATATTCCGTCGGAACGCTCGCCGAAATGGACTTAAATCTCGCGACATCGTCGGATATTATCGAGCTAAGATCATCCCCACCCAAACCTTCAATCAGGTTCTTATCTCGAACCCGGCCATACTGAAAGACATCCTTGGCTGCTTCGCTTGCTAAGTCCCATGTGTTTCGAGCCGGATCGGCGTTTGCGACCTTCGCTTCAATCTTGGCCATTATCAATTTGTACAAATCTTCGGACGGTTTCAGAGCCTCTTGGTACTCGGCGCTGCCAAGGCGCTTTATCCGCCCAGCGTTGTCCCTAACTTCTTTCAGCGTTCGCAATTCGGGAGTCGCCATAGCCATTGCACGCGCAAGGGTCATTCCCCCTTGTTCGCCCCCGCGCACGCCTTGGGCGACCATCTCGCTGACCATCCGAGATGCCGTAGCATCGACTGTCTTGCTGTCGTATCGGGTCTCTTTGTTCATTTTATATCTTGGAGACAGCCCCTGGTCCTGAAGGTCAAGGAACAGTTGCTGACGCAATCGCTCTGCGTTGTCAAAGTCCACTTTGCTTGCATTAATCCCATAGAGCGCCGCTAAATTCTCAATGTCGCGCCTGTCTGGCGATGAGTTGGCAAAAGATTGGAGAACGTCATTGGCAAATTCTTTATCTTTCGCAAGCATCTGGCCGGATTTCGTTGTCTGTCTGCCCGCAATATTGGACACCGCTTCTATTGCCGAGCGAGAGAATGTCGGCCAAATATAAGGCTGCCTAGGGGTGTAGGCGTCCCGAGCAAACGTCCTACTGCCGGACATCTTCTTTGCGACATCTGGGTCAAATATCCATGAAATGTCTCCGAAGTCCGTCAGCCCTACGTCCGGCGTTGTGATCGCGGCTGAAGGGGCTGCCAAACCGCCCAATGAGGCCGACTTGGGGAGTGACCCCGCCGCCTGATTGTGAACCATCATAAGCGGATCGGTGCGACCGACCTCCTGAGTGGCCTGCCCCAGGATATCCTTCGACGCGCCTGCCGTCAGCGCGTCAATGGCCCTGCCGCCTGCCGCCTTGGTCCCGAGCCCAAGCCCGGTCTTTATAAGCGGACCCAGGACATCACCGGCCAACGGAATAGCGCCAACGCCAGCCGCCAGACCGAGGCCGGCTGCCTCTCCTATATTGCCGAGCGTCGGGTTATCGTAAGCCCTGCCTGCCGCCAAAGCCGCATCCTGCACAGCTATGACGTCACCCGGCCCAGGGGCCATCTCAGCAGCGCCTAATAGGTTGTATTGCGTAAACGCGGGGACGCCAAAGCCCGTCAGCGTCTCTACTGCCCACTTGCGGATCGGGTCTTGATAAGCACGCAGTTCGCGCTGGCGCGATCTCCTCTCCGCCTCTGGATCATATGGCGCTGGCCTCGGGTTCGCAGCCCTGAACTTAGCCTGGAAACCATCCGACAGGCCGATCTTCGCCAGCACGTCGCCATAGAGTTCCGGGCTTGCGGATATCTCCGCCGCATAGCGATAGGCCGTGCCTTCGTCCATGCCCAGGTTCTGCATCAAGCCACCTTGGATGATTTCCGGGTCCATCGCGCTATTCCTTCACGCCAGGGTCTATGATGCGTCTGGTAATATTGATCTGCAACGCGCCGCCGTTGTCGCCAGTGATCTCTTGCTTGTCCCTCTGACCGAGCACCTGCTTGCCGAGCCAGACCTGCATGGTCGCGTTTCCGCCAAGCGCCGATTTCCACTGCGCCCGACGCAGCGATGACTTCCCCTCGCCCTGGTGCTTTTTATATAGGGCCGCAAAATTGCTTACGCCTTCAATCCCGCGCTCCGCAATCCTGCGCCCAAGCGTGTCCTCGCTCATATTCAAAATGTCGCAGATTTCATCGCGCGTGCATTGAATGCGGATCATGCCGACAAGCTGCTCAAACTCTTTGTCGGTCATTGGCTTGCTCGGCCCCTTCGGCCCTGTCTTTGCCACAGACAATCTCCCAAAAAAAATCGCCGGCCCGATTAAAGGCCGGCGAAGTCCATAACCAAACGAAGGGAGGATACGCCCAATGACCTGGGTGAGAAGGGCCATCAGTCAGATCAAGATATGCCATTTCCCGGATGCGGTCAAGCGGCCAGCCAACCGCCGCATCGGGACCGGTATCGGGTATATCACCCCTTACGGGGTGATTTATACCTGCCGATACCGGGTCCACTCGCCTTTGCCACCCGGTATCAGAAACCCCGATACCGGCTAGGT